GATCGGCGGCACCATCTCCTTGCCGATGATCTCGTACCGCGCCCCCTGCTCCTCATCGCACGACTGCCAGCGCCCCCGCTCGCCGAGTGTCGCCGTCACCTCCAACTGGTAGCCCAGCCGCAGGAGCTTGCAGTCCTCGTCAATGGCGAACGCAATATGCGTCGTGCGCTGGTCGTAGCCCTCGGCCTGCGCCAGCCGCTCCTCTGCCGTCAACTGCTGCAGCATGACATCCACCTGCCGCACCACCCGCTCATAGTCAGGCGCGTCCTCATCCACGGCCTCCTGCGCCAGCACCCGGCAGCGCGTATTGAGGCTCAGCAGCAGAGCCTCCTGCAACGCCGACGCTAAGGTGTGCTGCCTCATAGCTCACGCACCGCATCCTGCCGCTCAAGGTCGCGATTCTTGCGCTCGATGAACGGCTCCCAGTCCGGCGTGATAAAGGCCTCCAGCGGCACGTCCAGATCGTCCTTCGCCTCCTCGCGGTACTGTGCCGCCAGCGCCCGCAGTTCTCTGGCCACCACTGACAGGTCGTCAGTCACCGCGCCCCGCGTCATGCGCACCGCCAGTCGTGACCTGTTCGCCGCCAGCGCCTCCAGCGCCGCCGCCGCTGCCAGCTTCACCTCGTTCGCCACCAGACCCAGCAGAGCCGACAGCTCCTCGTCCTCGAAGTCGAAGTCTAAGGCGCTGGTGTCCGCTATCAGCAGACGCACCTGCGCCACGCGCTGCGAGTCGGCGTCCGTCGAACTGAGGTCATAGCTAAACATGGCGGCTCCTCATGTTAGGGTGCGGCGGGGGCCGGTAGGTAGTGACCGGCCCCCGCCGCTGCGGGGGAGGGAGGTGGACAACTACTGACCAGCGGCCATGTACGCGCCCCGCCAGTCAACAAGGTCAGCGCCGAAGGTGAAGCGCAGCTTGAACGCAATGTCGTCGTCCAGGAATGACCCGTCGAACGGGTCGCTCTGGCCGCCCGCCATCCGCTGCGCGTCACTGTCGCGCATCCAGATTTCCGGCTTGTCGTAGCCCTGCAGGTAGCCGTAGCGCACCGCCGGGCGCACCTGCGGGTCAGCGAACAGATACCACGCGGTGTTGCCCGTGGTGTCGTCCAGCACCGGCAGGAACGGGTTGACGATCATGTTGAGGCGGCCCACAGTCAGGGTGTCGGCCAAGTGTGCGAACGCACCCGTCCGCAGGAAGCTCGGGTCGGTCAGCGCCATCGCCGTGAACTCCAGCGCGGGCGGCACCACCAGGGTCAGACGCCCGGTATACGGCAGGACGTTGCCCTCGGGGTCGGTGAAATTGCGGATGGCCGTGATGCCAGCCTGCAGCGAGTCGGCGTCCAGGGCACTGCCAGCACCGTCGGCATAGTTGCCGTTGCCGGCGGTGAAGAAGGCAGCGTTAGCGCACCAGGTCGCCGTGAACACCTGCTCCTGAGTGTACCGCGCCGACAGGCCCCAGCTCATCGGGTGGTCCATGATCATATTGAGGTCGCGGCTGTCAGCCAACCACGCCTCCCAGGACACGTCGAACTGGCAGCCATACTTGTAGGTTTTGAAGTCGTAGTAACTCTGGCTGGGGTCAATGGGCAGATACTCGCCCTTCTCCGCCACCACGGGGATGGCGCGGGGGGCATAGATCTGGTAGTCACGACCTTGCCCCTTGCCGCCGGCGCGGGCCAGCTCGCGGGTGTCGCGGCGATAGCCCAGCGTCTGGAACGTGGTCGGCACGGCCTCATTGATGTAGCCCGCAATCAGACCGCGGTCCACGGTGTCGGCCAAGTGTGCGAAGTCCGAGGTTGTCATTACCTCGGCCACCCGCAGGCGGTCTGCCAGCGGCTTGAGGTTGCCGCCACGGGCGACCTCCGCCACCCGCCGCAACGACAGGCCGTCGCCACGGGACATCTCTACATCTTCGCCCTCAATTACAGGGATAGTCTGATAGTTCTTCATAGTCATAGGCTCCTTTCGTTTAGCTGATCAGCTCGGTGATAGCAGCCCACGGGCACTGCTTGATGAGGACCGGCACCGTCCGCGTGACACCCTCGGGCACACCCTGCAGGATAATACCCACCGGGCGGTTCGCCGCGTTAATGACACCAGTCAGCGCCGTATTGACAGCATCGTAGTACACCCAGCTGCCGACCGGCAACTCCGCGTCACCGTCGGCGTCAACACCTGCGACCTCGAAGTAATACGCGTGGTCAATGTCAATGACCACGGTGCCGGTCGCGGCGTCCCAGTCAGTCATCGCCACCCCGACCAGCTCCTCGCAGATAACAAGGTCGCCGGAGGTGATCTCGCCGCCCTGCTCCTCGGTGAGGGTCAGAGTCACGTGCTTGCCGCCGCCCTGCGAAACAGCAGCGGCCTTGTCATTGTCCAACACCACCACAGTCGCGTCACCGCTGTAAGCATCGTAATCGTAGGACATGGTTTAAGCCTCCTTGGTCTCAGTAACGGCCAGCAGCTGCTGCGCCGTCTGGTCATTGATACCCTGCCGCTTGAGCCACTTGGCGTAGCTCTCCTGGTACGTCTCCTGCGTCCGCTGCGTCTCCAGCTCGCCCTCGCTGGCCCCGGCCTCCACGCGGGTCTTGACGCCCGCCTCCTTCAGCAACTCCAGCGCGTAGCCGCGCTCCGCCTGACAAGCCTCCTCGATGCGCGCCGGCAACTCGTCCGGGGCGACAATCTGCCCCCGGAAGGACTCGATGACGCGGCTGCGGCTGGCCGCCGACAAACCCTCGGCAGCACCCACGGCCTCCGTCACGATGGCCATCACCGCCGCGCGGTCCTTCTCCTCGCGCATCGCGGCCAGTTGCTCCGTGGCCGCCGCCAGGCGCTTCTCGACCTCGGCCAGACGCTCCGTCTCCTGCGGCTCTCCTTGCGGCTTCGCGGCCTCCTGAATCTGTGCAACCAGGTCCGGGCGGCCCTCAATCAAGGCCTCCAGAGTCAGCTCATCGAGTGCCATCTCAGGCACCTCCTCGTTATGGGCAGCCTCAAGGACTCGCCCGTATGCGTTCCCTGAGGGAACGAAATCAACACTATTGCACTGCTCAATGGCCTCCACCACCCGGCGCTTCACCCCATCAATCCGCGCCTCCTTGACCCGCACGAACGAGTCATGAGACAACCCCACTGCGGCCTTCGCCACCGGGTCATTGAGGATCGCCGTCGCCTCCGGGGTATGCGCGTGGCAGATAGCCTGCAGGTTGCCATCGGCATAGGTCACCGTGCCCTCGCGGATGGTCGCCGCCCAGTCCCGCAGGTCGCGGTGGCCGCGCAGCTTGTCCGCAGCAGGGTCGCGGTGGTTCAGGTACATCTTCGCCCCGTCAAAGACCTGCGCCTCCGCCGCCCGCTGCAGAGTCTCCTTGGGGTAGTACCGCGTGCCGCAGGCTGTCAGGCCGTGGCACAGGAACTCAATGCGGTAGTCGCCGTCCTCCAGCGCCTCCACGGACGACGCCGGGAAAAACTCCACCACCCGCTCGCGCTTCTCGTACGGCTTCAGGTCAGACATAAGATACCTCCTATTTCACAGCAACCCAGGCGGCGAAGTTCATCCACCGCCAAAAACAATCAATCTTAGCAAACCCCTCCCGGCGTAGCATGTCCTCGTTCCAGGCTGCCGTCACCGGCACTAAGACGCCCTCCAAAGACAGGCGCTTGCGGTCTATCTCCTCCTGCGTGTAGCCGTGCGCCGCCTTCATCGCGAGGTACTGCTCCACCATGAGCCCGTCCAGGTCGCTCGTTGCGCCGAGGACCTTCTCCACTAAGACGAACGCCCCGCCCGGCAGCAGGTGTTGGTAGACATTCTGCACGACGCGCTGCCGGTACTCGATGGGGATAAATTGCAGGGTGAGGACAGACTGTATTACTGACGCCCGCACCGGGGGAAACTCATGGCGCAGGTCGTGCGAGGTTATCTCCACCACCCCCGCGTCTATCAGCGTAGCGTACCGCGCCCGCGCCGCTGCTAACATCGGCTCACTGACCTCGACCCCGACGTGGCGGTTGTAGCAGCCGAACTCACTAATGAGGGCCGCCATCGCCTCCCCCCGGCTGCAACCCAAGTCCACTATATCGGTCTGTGGCTGCACATAGGCCGAGGAGACCTCGTAACACAGGCGGCGCATCTCATCATACTGGGGGATGCTGCGCTGGAGCATATCGTCGAAGCAGCCGGCAACATCGGCGTCGAAAGCCCACTTGCCTTCCGGCAGGTGGCCCCGGCTGTCAATGGCGGCGGCTACTGTCTCCATACTCGCGCACCTGCTCGGTGGTCTGCCTCCATCGGGTATATCATATCTATGCTACCTACGCCGGGAAGCGTTGTCAACCACGAATATAGACAATCCACCGTCGGCACCCACCAGTTAGAGCTGTCGCCCTTATACTCGCCCGGCCAAAAGCTGCAGACGTTGCCCTCGCCCGGCATGACCTCCCCCTCCACAAACAACACCTCCCGACAGATCCCCCAGGCCCGTTGCAGACCCAGCAGCGGGTGCTGCAGATGGTAATAGACCCCGGTCATCCACACCACGTCAAACTGCCCCAGGTCGGCGACATCATAGACGCTCTTATTGTGGCAGACCGCCTCGAGCCCGAACGCCGCCCGCAGAAACTCGAACTGCGGGAAGCACACCGGGTCAACCTCGCAGGCCGTCACGTGCGCCCCCAAACACTCGAACCAGTGTGTCATTAGTCCGCTCATGCATCCGACGTCGAGCAGGGTCTTGCCCCTCGGCTCGTAGCTCCCCAGCAGCTTCACGAACCGCGCCGTCCTGTCCCACTCGCCGCTTACGCTGCCGTCGGGCCACGTCACCCGCTGCATCCATGGGCCGTAGCACTCGGCGCGGTCGGCGTAGGTCCTCGACTCGTCGTCGCTTGATGGCCACTCCGGGCCAGAGTCGGTAAATGTCCTCGGCAACCAGATCACCCCACCTCGAAAGAAATATCTGCTCGTTGTGCGGGAACCAGCGGCTGTTGCCGCCCACCCCCAGCCAGCCGTGCGCGTCGTGAATGACACTGACCTCCGGGCAGTACCAGATCGCCCGGCCCGTCATAAAGCGCAGCCCGTAGCAGAAGTCAACGTCCTCGTAGAACGTCGCCGGGTAGACCCGGCAGTAACTATACTGCTCCAGGTCCTCCCGCCGCAGGAACTGCAGCGACCCCGAGGCATAGACCAGCGCCTCGGCGCGGGCCGCCGCCGGGTCATCCCCCGGCAAGCCCCCGTGCAGGTGGCCGCCCGGCACGTGGCGCTCGGGGTTGATCACACCGCCACAGGAGTCTATCTCCCCCGTCGGGCGCAACTGCTTGCAGGTCACCATGCAGGCGTCGTGGTCATAGTAGCAGGCCCGCAGGACATCGAGCCAGTCCGGGCGCGTCTGCGAGTAGTCCATATCAGCGTCGCAGAACAAGACCCACTCGCTGGTCGCGTAGCGGCTCAGGATATCCCTCCCTGTCGCCGCCCCGACCCATTCCTCCGACCGGATGACCTCGGCCCCCGGCAGCGACGGCAGCGGCACCTTGCTGGCGTCGTCAAAGACTATTATCTCCAGCGGCTCCGTCGTGCTGGCCTGCACAGTCTCTACAGTGCGCCGTAGCTTCTCTGCGCCGTCGCGACAGGGTATCAATACTGATACACTACTGCGGGCCGCCGGGCGCGCCAGAGCGAAACCTCGCGCAACAGTGTGCCCCTCCTCCTCAATGACCTCGGCCAGACGTGCCGCTGTCGCCGTCCAACCCCACCGACGCCGCACCTCGCTGCTTACCCCCGCCGGCTGCTCATAGTCCAGAGCCCGGCGCAGCAAGCCCTGCAGGTCCTCGATAGCATAGTCCGCCACCGGCACCTGCGGCGGCTTCGTGTGCGCCTGCTGTGTCCCCATGTCGGGGATCTCCGTCACCTCCCCACGAGGCTCCAGCAGCAGGCAGTTGTCCTCCGTAGCATACTCCAGCACCCCGCCATAGCGCGTCGTGATGACCGGGCGACCGCAGGCCAACGCCTCCAGCGGCACCATGCCGAAGCCCTCAATCCGGTGGGCGTTGACTACACAGTCCGCCGCCCGTAGCAGCGCCGCCCAACGCCAGTCACTCAGTACCGCGCTGCACTGCGCCACCGGCGGGTGCTCCGGGTACCGCGCCAGTATCTCCGAGATGAGACGCCGCTGGTCTACGCCGTGCGCCCGCCGCACCTGCTTGACGACCAGCGCCACGCTGTCGTCGCCCGAGAACTCCGCGCAGAACGCCTCGACCGTCTCCAGGACGCCCTTGCGGGCCTGCATATAGCCCGCCGTCAGGAAGGTGAAGCGCTCCTCGAGCGAGACCTGCTCCTGCGGCTGCCGGCCCCGCCGCCCCGCGTGCCGCCCCAGCCACCTCACCTCCGGCCACTCCGCAGGGCCGTCCGGGGTGAACACGCGAGGGTCAATGCCCAGCGGCACCACCGCCGACCGCCCCGGCCCCAGGCCCTGCCCCTCAAACCGCCCCTGGCACGACCGCGAGAACAGCAGCAACTTATCGCAGATCGCCGCGTCGTTATACGCCTCAATGATGCCGGGGTGGTAACAGCGCCAACTGTCGCTGCAGTCCCAGCGGTAATGACCGACGCAGCCCGGCAGCCGGTGTGTAGCATCCAGCGGCAGCAGCCACGAGACCTGCACATGAGGGCCACGAGGCAGCCCCCGCAGGTGCTCTGTCCGCCCCCGGTAGGACGGGAACTCCGCCCGCCGGTCGCACTTGTTCTCCCATGTCACCCGTACCCCTAACTCATCCAGCCCCAGCACCAGGTGCCGTAGAACATGACTGATACTGTACGCCCCCCACAGGCTCATCCCCGTCACATGCACAGACACCATCCCGCTACTCGCCTCCTAACCATGGCTGCTTGGGTATCTCGAACTCCTCACCTATCACCGGCAGAAAATCACAGCGGCAGTTGACCACCTGTGCCGGATCACCCGACGGCGCGCCGGGGTGGGCAATACTGCTGCCGTCCGGCAACTGAAAGTCCTCGTTCATCGGCACGGTCTTGCCGTTCATGTCGGCGTGGTCAGGGCGCGTCTTATCATCCATCAGCGTCAGCCACTGTTTTTTCTCCACCCCGTTGCGGCGGTAACTCTCGTTCTGCACCAGCGCCTGCGCGAATAGCGTCTCCGTCCGTGCTATCGTCTCCCCGCGCCGCGCATACGTCACCGGGAATATGGTCTCTAACTCCTTGGCCATCGCCAGCGGCCCCCGGCCCTCCTCGTAGAACTCGCGGGTCAGTACCCCCCGCAGGTCGCTCAGCATCGTCGCCGTCACCTCCCCCGTGATCGCCGTGCCGCGCTCCTGCAACTGCGCCAGGACGCGGGGGTCGCTCAGCCGGAACACAAACTGCGTCCGCGTGGGCTTGCGGTCACCCGCCGCCTCTCTGACCCGCCGCCGCCCCGCTGTCAGCACCTTGGCCACCCCCGCCGCACCCCCAACCTCGCCCGCCGCCACAAGGTACTTGTCCAGCACCCGCTGCAGAGCCTCGCTGTCCGGCTGCAACGGCCCCGCCAGCGCAAGCTCCAACTCGCCCGCCCCAGGGATAGCCTCCCCCTGCGACACCAGCCAGCGCCGCAGCGCCGCGTACCACGGCGCAAAGACCTCCCGGTCTAGCGCCGCCGCGAACGACGCCTCAAGCCTCGTCGCCTGCAACGAGGCTGAACGAGACACCACCACTGCTTCCGTCGCCCGGCTCACCGGAAAAGGGCGCACCACCGCCATCCCACCAGCAGGGTCACCCGCGTACATCGCATCTAACGTCTCGCTAATATTGTTACTGCCCAGCAACTGCAGCACCAGGAACGACGCCTCGCGAGGCGGCAGCAAGCCCGCCTGCTGCGCCGTCACCACCGACGTGACAAGGTTCGTCCGCGTCACCTCGGTCAGGGGCTGCGCCGCCGGGAAATCAATGTCCACAGTCAGGTCGGCGTCCGGCGCTATCACCGGGCGCGGGAAGTCGCCCAGCAGCATAGCCCGGTCAATGGCGAACTCCACTAACTCCCGGAATATACCCTCCAGCAACTGCTGCCGGTCCTCAATGCGCCAGATAGCAGGCAGCTCCATCGCCGCTGCCGTCGCCAGGTTGCCCCGTGTGGCGTCCCCGAACCAGTGCTCCCCAAAGCCCCCGTCACGGATCGCCTGCAGGAACATCTCCCGCGCCGTCGCCGTCTGGTTGCCCGTGTGCCCCGTCGAAACGTTGATCGGCTCCAGGCTCACATTCTGATTCTCGACCTGCACCGCCGCCGCGCCCGGCGGGGGTGTCCGCAGCATTTCTGCCGCCGCCCGGATAGCGTCGCCGCTCTTCGTGGTGACCTTCTTCTTCCACGCGAAGGCCCCGAGCGCCTTGACGATGGTGGCCAAATCGCTGAGCGCCGCCACGTGCTGCCGCGCCCACGGCACCGACCGCGCCATCTCCGGGTAGCCCCGCAGGCCTAAGCTGTCTGCCTTGATATGCCGGATGGCCACGTCCTCCTGCAGGCCCGGCGTCGAGGCCAGCAGCTCCGCGACCGCCCGGTCGGTGACCGCCTCCTCGCGGCCCTCCGCATAGCGCAGGTCGCGGTAATACCAGACCGCCTTCTCCTGCGAGGTGCCCCAGGCCCCGATCCGGAAGTCCCACGTCCGCGGGTGGAACGTCCGCTGGTACAGCACCGGCTGCCGCCGGTTGCCGGGGTGAGGGATGACCGCCGTGATCTCATCCGGCGGGATATCCCCCAGCTTCACGACGCTCTCCGCCTCCGAGGTGTGGACAGAGATAAACCGCTCGCCCTCCAGCAACAAAAGCAGGTTGGTCAGCGACATGCCCTCGTGCGAGAACAGGCAGACCTGGTTGTCCCGGTCCTCCCAAAACCGCGTCACGACCTCCTGGACGCGCTCGTCGCTCGCGGTCGGCGCTGTGATACCCTTGCCGAACGTGCCGCACTTGAGCAGCCAGGCCCGCTGCGCCGCCACCGGGCTGCTGTACCAGAGCACCCGCAGAGCCTTGCGGATGCGCCGCAACTCGTCCGAGGTCGGCTCCACGGTCTCCAACTGCGAGGTGATCTTCGTGTAGTTCTGCACCTCGTCCAGCATCTCCGACAGTGTGCCGCTGGCGGCCTCCGCCACCCGCAGCATAGACTGCTGCGCCCGGCGCTCCTCGGCCAACGACGCCCGCCGCGCCGACACCTCTTCCCGCAGTATCTGTATGATGCCCATCATAGCCTCCTATAGCTGCACCGGCTGCCAGCCCGGTAGCAGGTCGCTAATGCCGACCACCTCGCCCTCCCCACTCTCCAGCACCGCCAATAACTCGCAGAGATTATACACCGCCCCCACCGCCGCGTCAGCAATATCTTTGCTGCCCCCCGGCGGGTGGTCCACCTTGCGGCCCTTCACTAACTCCAGCCGCGACAACTCCGCCACTAACACCGGGTCGGCGTAGTAGTCAAGCTGCCCCGTGAGGAGCAACTCCTTGAACGTGTCATAGGGAGCCGTCGTCCGATCAACAGATAGCTCCCGCGTCACGACCCCCGCCTTCTCCAGCAGTTGCCGGCTCTCCACGCTCTGCCAGCCATCATAGGAGACGCAGGCCAGCCGCCAGCCGTGCTTGTCCCGCAGGTCGAGGATGAACTGCCGCACTATGGCGAAGTCCAGCTCACCGCCGTAGTCGGCAGGCAGAAAGCGCCGCACGAACGGCACCACGATCTTCTCCCCCTCACGGTAGGCCCCCGCCACGCCGCAGGCGTCGCGCTTGAGGCCGAGGTCAACATGCACGCAGAGCGGGGACTTGCCCCGCCCGGTGAACGTCGGCGACAGGCTGCCGTCAGCCAGGAACGGCGACGGGCGCTTCGGGTTCGCCATCTCCGTGATGCGAGAGGGCTCCGAGAAGTAGCCGCCAACGGCCAGCGACGGCACCGCCCCTAAGTCCCGACGGGCCTTCTCCGGGTTGCGGATGAACTGCTCCTGGTACTCCACAGGCACCGCGCCGCAGACCGGGTCGGCGAACGTCGCCCCCGACAGGCGGGACTTCGACGCACCCTCCCACGTCGGCAGGCGGCTGTGGTAGATCGCCGGGTTCCCCGCCGCCTCCGAGGCCTTGCGCTCCAGGAAGTCGTCCACATAGCGCGGCGAGGAGATCATGCAGAACATGCTGTCCCGCTGCCAGCGGGCGTTGCCACGGGACAGGATGCGCTTGGCGATGGCGTTGTACAGCTCCTCGGCGGCGTCGTAGCGGTAGGTTCCCCGCTCCCCGGCTACGCGCACTGACTCTTCCACGTCCGGCAGGTACGACGCCTCATCCACCACCGCCGCCAGCACGTTGTAGCCGATGGCCGAGGTCGCCTGCGAGTTGCCGGGAAAGATCACTAGCCCGCGCTCGGGCCAGCGCAACTCCGACTGTACCCGCGAGTCACGACGAAAGCCCCCTGCCGCGAAGCAGGGGGCGTTGTCAATCCGAGAGGCGATCTCACCGAAGACCACCTTATGGGCCTGCGTCGCCGTGACGGAGAAGTTCACGATGGCAATGGTCGAGCCGCGGGCGAGGCCGTAGTACTCCTGGGGGTCACGCAGGCACAGCACCCGGTAGGCGATATAGGCGTTCGCTACGCTGGTCAGAAAGGACTTTCCTGCGCCGATACCCCACAGGAGCGCTGCCTCGCGGTAGTGTGCATCCGGCGAGAAGAGCGCCGTGAGGGTATCACGGACGGCCTGACAGCACTGTTGGCCGAGGCCGAGGTAGTAGGGGTGGTCGATGAACTGCTCAATGGTGGGGAGCGGGGCGCGGTAGGTGTCGTTGATCCGTGCGGCGAGGTCGGCGGGGTTCATTCCTTCTCCCTGTTGACCATGAGCGCGACCTGCTCCGGGGTGACCATGGCCACGCTGTGGCTGTGCTCGCCGCGCACCTCCTCCGCCCGGCGCTGCGTCACGACGCCCTCCGCGGCGGCGATCTTCTCGTCGCAGTCCACCATGACCTTCAGCGCCGCCACCCGCGCCGAGTCTAAGGTATTGTCCTTGTTGACTATCCGAGCAGCAGCCGCCCGGCGGGCATAGAGCGCCTGCAGGTACTTGGCGCGGCTGTCAATGGCGCCAGACTCTACGGTATCTGCAACCAGCTTGCCGTATCGGATGAGCGCCCGCTTGACCCACTTGTCGTCATGTGTGCAGCCGGTCTTCTCACGGACGCCGCGAGCGATGGCCCTGAAAGTGTAGACGCCTTCGGAGAGCAGTCGCCATGCTTCGGCGATGCAGGCTCCGTGGTCAATGGTCTCCTGGTCGTCTAACGCGGCATTTTGCGGCAGG